ATAGAAAATATAAATTGGAAATTGAAGTAAAATTTGATAAATTTCATCTTTATCGTGCTCAAATTCACGAAAACAACGGCGCTACGAAACTCATGTTTCCTCAAGAAGCCCGGTTGAGAAATTTTACATATGCATCTACAATGACAGTGGATGCAAATATAAAATATATTGTTCGTTCAGGAGAACAGCTTGAAAATGTACAAACGTTTCACAAGGTGCTGCCGAATATTCACATTGGCAAAATGCCAATCATGTTGAAGTCGTCCGTTTGCATTTTGAACCAATATGCGCATATTAATCACATTGAAACGGGGGAGTGTTCTTATGATGCGGGTGGCTATTTTATTATTAATGGGAGCGAAAAGACGGTCCTGGGTCAAGAAAGAGCGGCTGAGAATAAAGTATTCTGTTACAATATTTCAAAAGGAAACACGAAATGGACCTGGCTGGCGGAAGTGAAATCTGTTCCTGATTTCAAATGCATTTCTCCTAAACAAATCAACATGATGATTGCCAGCAAGAATAACGGGTTTGGATTTCCGATTTACGTTCAAATACCGCGCGTCAAACAACCGGTTCCACTGTTTGTTTTGTTTCGTGCGCTATCTGTTTTATCGGACAAGGAAATTTGCGAAAAGGTGGTGTTTGATATTGAAAATAAAGAAGGAAATAATGAAGCGATACTTACGGCGCTTCGCGCATCGGTCATTGATGCCAATACAGTTATCACCCACGAGGACGCGATGCGCCAAATCACGTCCATTGTCATGTATACCCCTTTGAATATGGATAAAGAAACGGGAGCAAAAAAGAAGCGTGATTTTGCAGTTGAAATATTGAATTCTGACTTGTTTCCACACTGCAAATCTCAGGCGCAAAAGATTTATTATTTGGGTTACATGGTTTCGCGAGTCATTAAATGCAGCCTGGGATTAACAAAACAAGATGACCGCGATTCATACATGAATAAGCGCATTGACTTGACGGGTGTTCTTCTCAACAATTTGTTTCGGAATTATTTCAACAAGGTGGTAAAGGACATGAGCAAGCAGGTCATTCGAGAAATCAATACGGGTTCGTGGAAGTCGACTGAAGATTATTTGAGTATTCTCAACAAGACGAATGTCTATAAAATCATCAAGTCAACCACGATTGAAAATGGAATTAAGCGTGCTCTGTCCACTGGCGATTTCGGAATTAAAAATGTCAATACAAACAAGGTCGGCGTCGCCCAGGTTTTGAATCGTTTGACATATGTGTCGAGTTTGAGCCACCTTCGTCGTATTAATACGCCAATTGATAAAAGTGGGAAACTAATTCCGCCCCGTAAGCTTCACAATACAACGTGGGGATTTTTGTGCGTTGCGGAATCTCCAGAGGGCGCAAGCGTCGGTGTCGTGAAAAATATCAGCTACATGTCGCACATTACCATTCCGAGTCACGCCGATTCGCTTCACAAGCAGGTCGAACCGCACATTCAGTCTCTTGACACAATTGTTAAATGCGGCGAGCTCATTGATGCGGTGAAGGTATTTGTAAATGGCGCGTGGGTAGGAATAAGCAGAAACCCGGTTGAACTTTACAATGCTTTCAAGGATAAAAAGAGCAAGGGTATTATTAATATTTACACATCGGTTGTCTTTGACATTCGAAACAAGGAAATTCGAATTTGCAATGACTCGGGGAGAATTATGCGCCCGGTTTTGCGCGTGAAGAATAACCGCACATTCATCACGTCGGATGTGCTTCGCAAATTGGACCGTCGAGAAATCACGTGGGATGACCTGGTAACTGATTGCAGAATTGACGATGCGATTCTTGAATACATTGACCCGGAGGAGCAGAATTTCAGCATGATTGCAATGAAACGCACAGATTTGAAGAATGGGTTGAATCTGAATTCACAGTTCAACTACAATTACACCCACTGCGAAATTCACCCGAGCACCATATTCGGAATATTGGCATCGTGTATTCCGTTTCCAGAGCATAACCAGTCACCCAGAAATACCTATCAATGCATCGGACTTCATGAAAACGTTCTTATGGGAGATGGAACTAGGACACAAATAAAAGATGTTAGAATTGGAGACAGTGTAATGTCATTTTGTCCCAAAACGTTCGAAGTAATTAAAACCAAGGTTGTAAATCACTTTATTCGTAAAAATGATAATCCTGTTTACAAGGTTAAAACTATTAGTGGAAGAGAAATTGTAGCAACAGAAGACCACAAATTCATGACGAATTGTGGTTGGAAAAGTGTGGGCGAGTTGATTCAAAACAATGAATTAAGAGTTGGAATATATGCGGATGCTGAATTTTCAAAGAAGAATGAATATGAAAAGATGACAACAACATCACAAAAGTCAGCATCATTATCAACTACAATGACAATCGAACAATGGATGAAGGATATTCAAGTTGTTCATAACTTGGCATTTATACCAATTGAGTCTATAAAAAGACAAGAAGATTGCATGATATCTGATATTGAAGTTGAACACGATAATCATTCATTTATTGCTGGAGATAATTTTGCAAGTTCAAATTGCGCGATGGGTAAGCAGGCGATGGGAATGTATGTCACGAATTTTTACAACCGGATGGACAAGACTGCATATGTGCTATCCAATCCGATGCGTCCGCTGGTTGATACCCGCATCATGCGCATGATAAAGCTCGATGAGATTCCATCGGGCGCACCCGTCATCGTTGCAATTATGAGCTACACCGGTTACAATCAAGAAGACAGCATCCTTATCAACAAGGGTGCAATCGACCGCGGTTTATTCAGTGCGACCATTTATCACACTGAAAAGGACGAGGACAAGAAAATCAACGGCGATGAGGAAATTCGATGCAGGCCAGATTCTACAAAAACAAAGGGAATGAAATTCGGAAATTATTCGAAATTGAATAGCAAGGGCGTTATTCCGGAAAATTCCGTCATTGAAAATCGTGACATTATCATGGGCAAGGTCATGCCCATCAAGGAAAACAGGAACGACCACACAAAAGTAATCAAATACGAAGATGCAAGTAAAATGCACAGGACAACAGAAGACTGCTACGTCGATAAGAATTACACGGAGCGCAACGGGGACGGATACGTCATTTGCAAAGTTCGCATTCGCACGTTTCGCAAACCGGTCATCGGAGATAAACTCAGTAGTCGTCACGGGCAAAAGGGAACCATCGGCAACATTATTCCGGAAATGGATATGCCATTCACAAAGAGCGGGCAGCGCCCAGATATTATCATCAATCCCCACGCCATTCCGTCTCGTATGACAATCGCCCAACTCAAAGAAACACTCCTCGGGAAAATCCTCCTAGAACTCGGCCTCTTTGGTGACGGAACATCATTCGGAGAACTCGACGTTTACACCATTCGCAACGAACTCCTAAAGCTCGGCTACGAAAATAACGGGAATGAAGTCTTATACAACGGCCTATCCGGCGAACAAATCGATTCAGACATTTTCATCGGTCCTGCATTCTACCAGCGCCTAAAACACATGGTAAATGATAAACAACACAGTAGGTCAATCGGTCCAATGGTAAATCTCACGCGTCAGCCTGCGGAAGGCCGCTCGAGAGATGGAGGGTTACGATTTGGAGAAATGGAAAAGGACTGTGCTAGGGGAGACACACCCGTTTCTCTAAGATGCGGGCTGTCCGTAATGATTGAAGAAATGGATATTAATAAAAGATATGTTCTTGGGTGGAGTGAGAGCAAAAATGGGATGATTCCTTCTAAACAATGTGCATTTATGGATAAGGGAATGCGCGATTGTGTTGAGCTAACATTTGAAGATGGTAGGAAACTTATATGCACCGAAGACCACCCAGTATTAACATGTGATAACACATGGGTGAAAGTAAAGGACCTTGAACTTCATAAAACAAAGGTTAAAACCAGCGTCACTTATCCATTAATGAAAGTTAAGGATGAAATTGCGGAATGCGGCGGTTGGATGCTTTCATTCGGAACACGAACGCTCAGGACGGATACTTATAATGAATATATGAGAACACTTGCATTTGCACGCATACTTGGACTTTTGATTACTGATGGAAGCATTAGTGCAGACGGAACACGAAAACAGGCATCAGTTTCACTTGGACATGTAATTGATGTTAAACAATTGCTTGGTGATATAACCATGTTTTGCGAAATCAACCAGATGAAATATAAAACAAAAAATTACTATTTTGTTAATATTCCGAGTGAGTTTCTTGATGATATTCTTCAACTTGGTGGAATATTGCGCGGAAGAAAAATAGATCAACCAGGAACACTTCCTGATTTTATATTGGATGAGAAGTGTCCTCGCCCTGTTATTCGTGAATTTCTCGGCGGAATGTTTGGCGGCGACGGACACACATGTGTTCTTGGAATGCATAGGGGAAAGCGCGACGTTATGACATCCGTTTCATTTTCAAAATCGAAAACACACGAGCATCGCGAATCGTTGCAAAAAATGTTTGAAGATATGCAAAAATTACTTGCAAAGTGTGGTATTCATAATACAACAATTCAAAACCCAAGAGAAACGTCATGCTCCAAAAAGAAATTTGAATTGAAAGATAAGAGCGATGCAACGAATCGGAGTTTTCAGTTGACGCTTCATCTCCCCATTGAACAACTTATTCCATTCTCTGAAAAAATCGGGTTTCGTTATTGCTGCCATAAATCCCAGCGTCTTGAAGCCGGTGTATCCTATCGCCGATTGCGCGAAGAAGTTTGCCGCCAACATAATTGGCTGGTGAATCGTGTTGATGAAATAACGCATTTCAAGGAAATCAAAGTGAAGAACCCGGACAAGATTGTGCCCACAAAGAGTGCCATTGTGAAAGCAGTAGAAGAGCTGAAGAAAACAGAAGGGCTGCTTCATGAATATGCCATTCCAAGCACGCACGACATTACCGACCATTTGATTAAAGGTACAGAGTTTGGCAAATTCACGTCCAAGTCGTTTCCAACGGCGGAGCAATTCATGGAGAAAATCGGAGCATTAGACTGGTTTCTAAGTGATGATATTGAACCCAAAAAAATGGATGACCACGACCACATGAATGAACAAGTATTTAATGAAGGAGAAGGTATAATTGATGACGATATTAAAGATTATGACACCGCCACTACAGCATATGGCGTGCATCGCGAAAGCGCCTCACTTCCCACAATGAATTTGGAGGTTGTGTCGCGAATCAATATCGGCCCGCAGCACGTGTATGACATTAGCGTGGAAGACACGCACTCGTTTCTTGCGAATGGAATCGTTGCGCACAATTGCATGGTGTCACACGGTGCTGCGCGATTCACGCGCGAGCGACTCTACGATGTTTCCGATAAGTATCAGGTGCATGTGTGTTCCAGGTGCGGAATGGTCGCAGCATTCAACGACGCGCTGGGTATTCATTGCTGTAAGATGTGCGACAACCGGACAGATTTTGCGCTGGTTGAAATTCCGTATTCATGCAAGTTGCTGTTTCAAGAACTGCAGACGATGAATATCGCGCCGAGAATCATGACGGAATGATAGAATAAAAAATAAAATATCTATGTTTATATATAAAATTGTTTTTTTGTAAATATAATGGAAGATTTAAGTTCAATTATAGGAACACGAGTGATGGTTCAAGGGCTTGTAAAAGCTGCGCAATACAATGGAATGTCTGGAATCATTATAGACGTATTCCCAGATACTACGAGGGCGCGCGTGATGCTCGATAATGGTTCTGATATTAGTGTCGCACTCGATAGACTGACGCCGATTCAGCCGGCGGGTGAAACTGAGTTTAGCATAAAATTAGATAGATACCGCAAACATTTAGAGCAGTCTAAAGAAAAAGAAGATATACCGGAGATGCTTGATATTTTTACGCGCGCACACAAATGGCAGATAGGATCACGAGTTCTTGTTCATGGACTTTTAGGCATCGCTGCGCGATACAATGGAAAATCCGGAGAAATTACAAGAGTATCCGGACTATCATACAGACCTGACGATAAGGGGGGGGATGACGACGTGAGGCTGGGGAGGGTGGGCGTGACGCTTGATGATGGAACTGAGATTATTGTCAAACTTGAAAATCTGAAACCGATAGGTTTGATGGGTTCGAAGCATGTAAGAGAATTAGAGGTAGGAATGACAGTAATACAAGAGGATGGTCGAAGGTCAGTCATTAAACAATTTTTACCAAATGATATGGTGATGGTGAATAGAACTATCAATTTTCGGATGAGGTTTGGAAGAAATCCACCTGAGTTACTTGAACAGGTCGAAAAAAAAAAACTGAAAGCGGCACCGGAACCACGGTGGGATATAGCAACGTTAGTGGATGATGATCCAGCATTGATAGGCCAAGAACATATAAAGCTTAAACTTGGATGTATAGAAGATTTGAATGGAATCGAGTTCCTGACAAGTGTAACATCGTTGAATTTGAGTAGTAATAAAATAACTTCTTTAGTAGGAATTGTATTTCCGCCTAGTTTAGTATCGTTGAATTTGAGTGTTAATGAAATAACTTCTTTAGTAGGAGGTGTATTTCCGCCTAGTTTAGTATCGTTGAATGTGTCTTGGAATCAGATAACTTCTTTAGGCGAGCTTGTATTGACTAGATTGACTAGTTTAAAAGAATTGGATTTGAGTAATAATAAACTGATAGACACATCAATTTTGAAAGATACTTTTAAGAACGTTACTCATATGATGGGTTCGTGGAATGAAGGCTTACCCGATGAGGTTGTAGGCAAAATTATGAGTTCATTTATGATAAATTTTGCATCCTTACAGTCATTAGAGACATTAAAATTACATAATAATTTTTTCAGCACTTTAAAAGGAGATAGATTCCCTTGTAGTTTAAAAACATTACAATTGGGAAATAATAGAATTGAGTTAATCGAACGAATACAAATATTGACTAATTTAACACATTTATATTTGAAACGTAATCCAATAGCCTCTTTAGATCGCGTTGAATTGCCGAGTAGTTTGGTTGTTTTCGAATTGGATGCTAAAAATGTAACCTCTTTAACACATTTTCAATGTCCGAGTAGTTTATTACCATCATTGCGGTTCAATCCTGATGTATTATCAAAATATGAGACTCGATACAGTCGCCGAGATAGTAATAGGAGCATGGTTGGTATACCTACTACTAGTTTTTTGCCTGTCATCCATGTGCCACCACTATCACCAGGACCAGGACCACCACCACCACTACCACTATTACGGCTAGGACCATCAGCTCAAGAAATGGCAGCCTTAAAACCATTTTTGGAATACCAGACTTACCATACACTTAACCGCTTGGGCGGAAACAAAAATAAAACCAAACGACGACAACGACAACGACAAAATAAACGCAATAAAATGCAACGTAAAACTAAAAATAAATATTCTCATCGACGACGAAATGCTAAATCCAGATACAAATAAATAAAAGTTTCAAGAACTACAGACGATGAATATCGCGCCGAGAATCATGACGGAATAATGAATTAAAAGAAAAAAATTAGAGTGATTTTTACAGACAAATTTACAACAATTATAAAAATATTTATATATATTATAAAAATATGATATAATAATATTTAATTTTTTTAACAATCTCCCAAATCATCAGACCATTGTATCAAATATCCACAAACTGTGTAAGTAACTGTATATGTTCCTTGTTCTGGTCCGGTTAAAATTGCCGGTGGATTTTCGCGCTTTGGAATAGTAATCACTCCAGTGGATGAGTCGATTGTGAAAAGAACATTTACACCAGGTACACCTGGTTGGCTTATAGTCCATACTCCGCCCGACGGAGTTCCCACACTTATAATTGGTGATACACTTTGCGGCGCTGATAAATCCAACGGACATCCAATTGCGCCTGGTATGGCATTTTGTAGAGCATAATCAATTGTAAAAGAGGAAGAAAATGGAGGGCATGATGATGATGTATTTGATATAATATTTTTACAGACAAATTTACAACATTTTGAAAGGTCGCTGTATCGTAGATATGGGCTCGTTTCAGTTGTATCGGCATAGTTTGCGCAAAATTGTGCGGGTATTGAGTTATAATAGGAATTGGGACTTTTTTTACTTCCTTTAAATCCACCGCTAGAATATGACTTGTACGTTTTTTGATTCACTGGCCTGCACGTTGTTTTAGAATTCAAAAAAGTGGAGTAGTCTGAATATGTGCATTTGTTATTTCGGTCATTGCAAGTGTTGATGCATGTTGTTGATGATTCGGGAGTGGAGGTCATATAATGTATAATATCTCTATTAATAAATAATAATATTATATTTATTATTATTTATTTGATTCAATTATCTCTCTTCTCTCTTCTCAACCAATTTATAATGGAAATATAATACTGAAACATGAAACATGAGAACCATCTGTTAGTCGCAAAACATGTTGGCAATAAAAAACGCACCTACAAGTCCTAAAACTGCGCCTAAATGATAGTTATATTGCATTTTCTTGTATACGCTTAACCACGCCTGTTTCTGTTTGTCTCCGTCAATGTGAAGTATCATCCAGTCGCTTTTTGGAGAGAGCATGTAATAAAAATAGTTAGTTGTAAGGGTTATTGCGCCAACTACGCAAATTGTTGAAAATCGATTTATTTTATAAGAATTTTTTATCGCGCTTTTCCAGAATAAGAATAAAAATGACAAAATGAGTCCTAATCCAAATCCCTTGAAATAAATGTTACGGCGTTCATCAGTAATTTTTTTATAGATTGCTTTTTGTTTTGTGGAGAGAACGGCCGTAAATTGCTGGATAGACAAAGTACTATCTGAATTATACATTGTGAATATCATTGCAACGATGAACATTGTTGCAATAATGCAGCTTTTCATGCAGACCATTTTCTTTTCACAAATACACAGTATATATTGTATATAAATATTTTATTTTTATTTCTGGATGGCATAATATCTTTGTAAAATCTCTGTTAATACTAAATTTGCCAAACCATTGTCTCCTGTTATTTCACAACATAAGATGGAAGATTTTTTATCCCTGTAAATCTTAACAGTGGTTTGAACACTGTCTTTTGGCGTGTGGAAAATATCAAACAGCATTACACCTTTCAACAATAATTCATCTTCATCCAATTGAATGTTTGCAAAACCATTATTAGTTTCTACATCATATTGAAAAGTATAACCATCTTCAACATCCATGATTTTTTTACCAACGTCTTCGAGAGAAAGAACCACGTGTTCCAAATTGAAATCAATTATTGTTTGCATCGTAAATGTTATGTGTATATATATAATAATGAATTTATTAAATGAATTTATTAAATGAATTTATATAATATTTTAATAAATTATGTTTTATTCATTATTTAATTTATTTCATTTTAATTATTTTATAATATAATATTATCATATATCAAATAAACGAGTAAATAAGATGAAGATGATTTTAGGAGGTTTTTTTAATGGCTATTCTGCGCAATTGATAGGTGGTGGTTCGGGTACTCAAGGAAGCGGTGGTCCGGAAGGAGGAAGCGAGCGTGAGTTGCTTCGATATAAATTGCGAGAATCATGGAATGGTCCTGCTGCAACTGGCACTGTAAATAATATAACTGTGGCTGCAACCCCGTTTCGTGCCGTAAACAATGCTGGTGATTTATTGTGTCGTCAATACTATACTTCAGGTGGTTCGTCGCAGACTAGTTCTTTAATGGGCGGATTAAATGGATGGAAATCAAAGGTTGGGGCAATTCAACCTCATCCAGATAATACAGGAGTTCCGTCTTGCACTTGTAATGGGAGGTATGTGTACGACAGTTCAGATTATATTACATTTAAGAAACTTCAGGCAACTAATCGCAACTATAATAATGCGAGTTTTGGTGGAAATTTGAACAGCGGTTCTCAGTCAGCATTTAGAGCAGCTAAGAGATTTTTTTAATTAGGGAAAAAATTTTATTTTATTTTATTGCATTATTAGCAAACTACAATACTACAATATATTAATTAAGCATAATATATTATAATATATTATATTATATCATAATAAGTTATATAAATAAAATGACATTTAAATTAAAGTATAATTTCAACGGTCCGCCGGATAATCATATATTAATAAAACAGCGCGGAAATAATGCAACTCTGACTAGCGTTAATCCAATGCCGCAACAATTTAATCCGTCATCAAATGACAGCGTATTTTCAATGGGTCGGCGCACATTTGTTCAAACCAAGGGGGAGCCGAATGGTCCGAATAATACAGATAATAAAGTTGCCGGAAATGTGCGTGGAAATTTTGGAACAACTTTTAATAAAATACCGCCTCATAAACGGGTTGGTTTAGTCGGAAAACCTATATCATTTCCACAAGACAGTTCACAGCGAATTGAGCGCCTAAAAAATAATGCAATTGGTGGAGGGAGTATGAAGGTTGGTTTAGCAATAAATGCGCCCATGTCGTTTAAAAGCAATGATACAACTAGTCGAAATATAGCAATTCAAAGGTGTCGTGCCGGAGGGTGCGTGGCGCCAAAAAAGAAGGGTGCAAATAATTCATTCAAGTCGGGAGGGGGGTCAACTTACTCAGGTACAGGAAATCGTCAATTATTTGCTCCATAACTGAAAATGACTTACAGTCACCTTTATTTTTTTTAAATATTTATTATTTTGAAATATTATTATTTTTTTTAATAAATAAATAATAATATAATATAATTATATACAGTATTATTAAAAAAAATAAATGGTATCAAGAACTTTAAAAAAAAATAAAAGAACCAAACATGGTAGAACGCGTCGTCAACGTCGTCAACGTAGACGCCAGATGCGTGGAGGTGAATTGGGGGATTTTCTTTCATTTCTAAAACCAACGGTTAAAGATGCTGCTTATTGTAAAAAACAATTTGATGAGTGTAATGCTAATATCAAGCCAAATTCTGATTCAGTCGATTCTAGTTCTTCTAATCTTTTTGAAATACCAACTTCTATTAAAAACTTTTTTAATAAAACAAAAAAATCTATAGATTCAGTAGAAGAAGAAGGAGAAGAAGGGGGAATTGAATTACAGGAATATTCTGCTCCTGCTGTTTCTTCTCCTGTTGTTGATTCTGATGCTCTTGCTCCTGCTCCTGCTCCTGCTCCTGCTCCTGCTCCTGCTCCTGTTGCTCCTGCTCCTATTGCTCTTGCTCCTGTTAATGATGCAACTCTTGATGATGCAACTCTTGATGATGCTGCTTCTACTGATGATTTACAGGTTGCTGCTGATTTACAGGCTGCTGAAGATTTACAGGCTGCTGAAGATTTACAGGCTGCTGAAGATTTACAGGCTTCTGCTACTCTTGAAGAAGATGATACCCACCGTGGTGGAAGCAGAAAAAAATATAAAAAACGAAATGCAAACAGGTCAAAAAAAAATAAAAATAGGAGAAATAAAAAAAGAACAAACAAGAGAAAATAATTATTTGATTAGTATTTTGTAAAATACTAATATAAATTCAACATTATGTTTATATATGAATAAACATAATGTTGTCATAAGCATGTGCGGGTGTGAGCGCATGGCCGAGTGGGAAACCTTCAGAGTTCAAATGTCAGGAACCAAGGTTCGAATCTTGATAAGTCTCAAAAAAAAGGCTTTAAAGAAAGAACTAAAAAAAATAAAGAAATATTAGGGGTAGTTCCAATAAAGTCCCTGTAGCTCAGCGGCAGAGCGTCTCAAACACCGTCATCAGTCACCATGACTCGCAAGAGTCCGAAATGAAGATGGTTATCGCCTCATAAGCGGAAGGTCACAGGATCGAAACCTGTCGGGGACAATTATCACATCAGATTCGCATCGGTGCATCAAGGCACTAGAGCAACCAAAGGGAACCTAGGTTCCCCTTTAACCCCTATCCCTTTAAAATTGGGAAAAGGGTCAGAGGGGACCCAAGGCACTGCATTTCGTAGCATGTCCCTTCAATCCCCTGTAGCGCAGAGGAAGCGCGCCGTAAAACACCGTCAGTTGCCAACAAGATTTGAAAAAATCCGAAAGACAGATGGTTATCGCCTTATGAGCCGGAGGTCACACGATCGAAACGTGTCGGGGGAATTCATTACTTCATCAGCTTTACAGAAGCTGTTCGTCATAGCTAAGCGACGTATATAAAATAAAACACAGCACCAGAACCACTCCCACGGCGGCAGCTTATCGTCGAACACAATCAAGACACTCACAATGTCCGAAAGTTTGATGGTTATCTCTTTCTCATTAAAAGGCAAGGTAGGATCGAAACCTACGAGTGGTATCTTAACGGGGATGGCGCAGAGGAAGCGCGCGGGGCTCATAACTCCGAGGTCCTAGGTTCAAACCCTAGTTCCCGTATTTTTTTTTAATAATCATTTACCATTTCTATTTCTTGTGGTATCTTTGAATGAATCGATACAAGACATAGAGAGAAAATACGCTTATGCAAGCATAAAATGCTTTTACATAAAAGTCATCTGGTAATTTCGAAAAATCAATTTCTCCTGATGATGTCATTTTTCCCGACGACTTGTTCTTATTTTTTCTATATTTTTTTATTTTTGGAATTTTTGAATACTTATATTTACATTTGGATTTTTGTTTTGATGACGACGATGACGATGACGAGTCGGAATCATAATCATCATACTTGGAATTTGTAAATGTTTCTCTACAAACTTGTGTCGGGTCTGCCGGATTTGTTTTATCGGGAAATATGCACGGGTCCATATTTTTAACGTCGGCAACTAGGAGGTACTTGGTATCAGTCCCATCGTTATCCTGTCCCGTGTCATTGCCATTCGCATCAGTTACAGGAGTAACTGTAGCAAGTGTGACTGACATACATGGCGGATTTTCGCCCATCATAAATGATTTGAAAAGACTAAGAGGATTTAATTTTCCTAAATCACCGAGTGTTCCAGGAATGAGCCCTTCAAATTCTGTAAAGTCGGTTCCACCTAGACCCGATGATATAAATGGAATATTTCCACTTGGAATATTATCAATATAAATATATCGGTCGACTAATTTATTAGATGCAACATCGGTGCATTGTCCGCCCGTTTTTAAAAAGAATTTATCACCTAAAGGGCCACCTGTGGTAGAACCACCCTTTCCGGAAACGAGCACTTCTACATAGTTAATCAATCCGCTAATGTCATTGGCAAGTGCGCCAAAATTTCCATCGTCTGACATCCCCATATCAGATGGTTTTAAAATGCGTTTCCAATACAAATAGTCAGGACCCAGTAAATTCTGTTCCATTCCTTTCATATCCGTCATTATATCTGTAAAAAAACCCGACATTTGCAATAAATAATTTATGAATTGAACTTTGAATATATATATATAATTATTTAAATAAAATATTAATAATAATAAATAATAAAAAAAATAGTAATAAAAAAAATAGTAATAAAAATATAAAATGAAAAAAGAAGCAGAAATGAAAAGTTTGAATCAAAATCAAAATTTAGACTCAGATGAATTTAAGACATTAAAGGCGACTTTAAAAACGGGTGACTTATTGGTTTGCGACGACTTGCAACATAATTCGTGGGGAATGTTTAGCTGGTTTATTAAATTCATGACTCAAAGTGACTATTCTCATGTGGGAATGGTAGTTGTTGACCCGGAAATGACAACCCCCAAATTAAAAGGTGTATACGTGTGGACATCGGGAATATCAGACACACCGGACCCAGAAGATAATAAAAAAAAATTTGGTGTTCAGTTTGTCGAGTTTGACGAGTTTTTACAAACATATGAGGGGAAAATATATGTAAGACGCCTGACCTGTGAATCACAAGAGCAGTATCATAAATTATTCAATATCAACACATTACAAGAAATTCACAAAGTTGTTTATGATAAACCCTATGATATTGTAGTAAGTGACTGGGTAGAGGCTTATTATAAGAAGGATGCCAATCCGCAAAAAACGTCGCGATTTTGGTGCAGCGCATTGATTGGATACATATACACAAAGATAACGCTTTTTGACGATGGTTTAGACTGGAGCATATTAACTCCGAGTTACTTTTCGAGTGAAAATAAAACATTTAAAATGTTGCATAATGTGAAACTCGAAAAAGAATATCAGATATGGGGTTGATTATTTATTATTTATTTATTTATATTTATTTATTTATATTTATTTATTTATATAAAATTGAATTTTTATAAATAAAATAGTCAACTATCACACAAGTCAAGTCAACTTTTGTATGCCACAACAACAACAACATCAAGATTGGGAGCCCGTCGTTTTCAATAAGAAACCAGCAGCAAAACCTGGACCGGTAACAACTTCCACAGTTTCAACAATACCATCATCATTGGCATCTGTTGGTGTTTATGCAGCCGCATCGGACGATGATGTGAAAAAAACAAAATATATTTCAAAAAATACTTCTTTGGCTATTAGTGCAGCAAGATGCGAAAAAAAAATGACGCAGAAGGAACTGGCACAAAAATGCAATTTTGAGGTTTCCATTGTTTCTGAGATTGAAAGAGGAACGTGCGTCTACAACGCAACACATGTGAATAAAATACAAAGTGTGTTGGGGGTAAAAATTCCACGAGTCTAGATTTAAGAGTTGTATATAGTGATTATTATTATGAAAATAATATAATAATATAATAATATAACATACTCTTATAAAAATAATATTAAAAAAATATTAGATATATTATATTATTATAAATTATAATCATACAAGTAAATCACATGGAGCAAAGTCAAAGTGAAATTTCGAAATTGTTTCATTCACAGTTGGAAACTGTTTTCACAACTTTTGATTATGATGATATTTTTTTGAAATGCCTCAATGTACATAATAAGGAAATTATTGTTAACTTTCCTGTTGTATTAGATGATAAACGGGTTAAAATTTTTACCGGTTATCGTGCTCAACATAATAACTGGTTGGGTCCATATAAAGGCGGATTGCGTTTTAGCGACGAGGTGCATATGGAAGAATGCAAAGCGCTGGCATTTTGGATGACAATTAAATGTGCGCTTCACAAATTACCGTTTGGCGGAGCAAAGGGGGGCATCATGTATAATCCAAGAAAATATTCAGAAAATGAAAATAAGAATATTTCGAAAGCATTTTGTGCTGCAATTTATACAAATATTGGTCCGACTCTTGATATACCGGCACCGGACATCGGGACGTCAAGTCAAACAATGGATTGGATGGTTTCCAAGTATCAAGAGTTGAGCAATAACATGGAGACGAATAAATTAAATTTAGGCTGTTTTACTGGTAAAAGTGTGGATTGCGGAGGGTCATTGGGACGAAACCATTCTACTGGATTGGGCGTTGCACTAACAATTGATTATTGGAATAAACATCACGAGGATTTTATTGATGCTCCGTTGAAAACATACATTATACAGGGTTTCGGAAATGTTGGTGTTTGGACGATGCATTTTTTGAATCAGTTTGGTTACACGTGCTTGGCAGTTGGCGACCACACCGGATATTATAAATTTAATGAAGCGTCTACTAGCGTTGACAATGTTGAATTATTGAAAAAATATAACACGGATAACCTAGGACTGTACAATTTGGAGAATTCGCCTGAATTTCAAGACGTTGAAAAAATAAGCGAACAAGATTTTTGGAAATTGAAATGTGATATTATAGTTCCAGCCGCAAAAGAGTTGCAAATAACAAAAGATGTTGCCCAAAATATCCATTCAAGTTGCAGACTTGTTGCAGAAGGTGCAAATGGACCGACAA